AGTTGTTAGTCTGTGTGGACCGACAAGGACAGTTCCAAATCGGAAGCTTGCTTAACACAGTTCTAACAGTTTGTTTGAATAGAGAGCAGATCTCTGGAAAAATGAACCAACGAAAAAAGGTGGTTAGACCACCTTTCAATATGCTGAAACGCGAGAGAAACCGCGTATCAACCCCTCAAGGGTTGGTGAAGAGATTCTCAACCGGACTTTTTTCTGGGAAAGGACCCTTACGGATGGTGCTAGCATTCATCACGTTTTTGCGAGTCCTTTCCATCCCACCAACAGCAGGGATTCTGAAGAGATGGGGACAGTTGAAGAAAAATAAGGCCATCAAGATACTGATTGGATTCAGGAAGGAGATAGGCCGCATGCTGAACATCTTGAACGGGAGAAAAAGGTCAACGATAACATTGCTGTGCTTGATTCCCACCGTAATGGCGTTTTCCCTCAGCACAAGAGATGGCGAACCCCTCATGATAGTGGCAAAACATGAAAGGGGGAGACCTCTCTTGTTTAAGACAACAGAGGGGATCAACAAATGCACTCTCATTGCCATGGACTTGGGTGAAATGTGTGAGGACACTGTCACGTATAAATGCCCCCTACTGGTCAATACCGAACCTGAAGACATTGATTGCTGGTGCAACCTCACGTCTACCTGGGTCATGTATGGGACATGCACCCAGAGCGGAGAACGGAGACGAGAGAAGCGCTCAGTAGCTTTAACACCACATTCAGGAATGGGATTGGAAACAAGAGCTGAGACATGGATGTCATCGGAAGGGGCTTGGAAGCATGCTCAGAGAGTAGAGAGCTGGATACTCAGAAACCCAGGATTCGCGCTCTTGGCAGGATTTATGGCTTATATGATTGGGCAAACAGGAATCCAGCGAACTGTCTTCTTTGTCCTAATGATGCTGGTCGCCCCATCCTACGGAATGCGATGCGTAGGAGTAGGAAACAGAGACTTTGTGGAAGGAGTCTCAGGTGGAGCATGGGTCGACCTGGTGCTAGAACATGGAGGATGCGTCACAACCATGGCCCAGGGAAAACCAACCTTGGATTTTGAACTGACTAAGACAACAGCCAAGGAAGTGGCTCTGTTAAGAACCTATTGCATTGAAGCCTCAATATCAAACATAACTACGGCAACAAGATGTCCAACGCAAGGAGAGCCTTATCTGAAAGAGGAACAGGACCAACAGTACATTTGCCGGAGAGATGTGGTAGACAGAGGGTGGGGCAATGGCTGTGGCTTGTTTGGAAAAGGAGGAGTTGTGACATGTGCGAAGTTTTCATGTTCGGGGAAGATAACAGGCAATTTGGTCCAAATTGAGAACCTTGAATACACAGTGGTTGTAACAGTCCACAATGGAGACACCCATGCAGTAGGAAATGACACATCCAATCATGGAGTTACAGCCATGATAACTCCCAGGTCACCATCGGTGGAAGTCAAATTGCCGGACTATGGAGAACTAACACTCGATTGTGAACCCAGGTCTGGAATTGACTTTAATGAGATGATTCTGATGAAAATGAAAAAGAAAACATGGCTCGTGCATAAGCAATGGTTTTTGGATCTGCCTCTTCCATGGACAGCAGGAGCAGACACATCAGAGGTTCACTGGAATTACAAAGAGAGAATGGTGACATTTAAGGTTCCTCATGCCAAGAGACAGGATGTGACAGTGCTGGGATCTCAGGAAGGAGCCATGCATTCTGCCCTCGCTGGAGCCACAGAAGTGGACTCCGGTGATGGAAATCACATGTTTGCAGGACATCTTAAGTGCAAAGTCCGTATGGAGAAATTGAGAATCAAGGGAATGTCATACACGATGTGTTCAGGAAAGTTTTCAATTGACAAAGAGATGGCAGAAACACAGCATGGGACAACAGTGGTGAAAGTCAAGTATGAAGGTGCTGGAGCTCCGTGTAAAGTCCCCATAGAGATAAGAGATGTAAACAAGGAAAAAGTGGTTGGGCGTATCATCTCATCCACCCCTTTGGCTGAGAATACCAACAGTGTAACCAACATAGAATTAGAACCCCCCTTTGGGGACAGCTACATAGTGATAGGTGTTGGAAACAGCGCATTAACACTCCATTGGTTCAGGAAAGGGAGTTCCATTGGCAAGATGTTTGAGTCCACATACAGAGGTGCAAAACGAATGGCCATTCTAGGTGAAACAGCTTGGGATTTTGGTTCCGTTGGTGGACTGTTCACATCATTGGGAAAGGCTGTGCACCAGGTTTTTGGAAGTGTGTATACAACCATGTTTGGAGGAGTCTCATGGATGATTAGAATCCTAATTGGGTTCTTAGTGTTGTGGATTGGCACGAACTCGAGGAACACTTCAATGGCTATGACGTGCATAGCTGTTGGAGGAATCACTCTGTTTCTGGGCTTCACAGTTCAAGCAGACATGGGTTGTGTGGCGTCATGGAGTGGGAAAGAATTGAAGTGTGGAAGCGGAATTTTTGTGGTTGACAACGTGCACACTTGGACAGAACAGTACAAATTTCAACCAGAGTCCCCAGCGAGACTAGCGTCTGCAATATTAAATGCCCACAAAGATGGGGTCTGTGGAATTAGATCAACCACGAGGCTGGAAAATGTCATGTGGAAGCAAATAACCAACGAGCTAAACTATGTTCTCTGGGAAGGAGGACATGACCTCACTGTAGTGGCTGGGGATGTGAAGGGGGTGTTGACCAAAGGCAAGAGAGCACTCACACCCCCAGTGAGTGATCTGAAATATTCATGGAAGACATGGGGAAAAGCAAAAATCTTCACCCCAGAAGCAAGAAATAGCACATTTTTAATAGACGGACCAGACACCTCTGAATGCCCCAATGAACGAAGAGCATGGAACTCTCTTGAGGTGGAAGACTATGGATTTGGCATGTTCACGACCAACATATGGATGAAATTCCGAGAAGGAAGTTCAGAAGTGTGTGACCACAGGTTAATGTCAGCTGCAATTAAAGATCAGAAAGCTGTGCATGCTGACATGGGTTATTGGATAGAGAGCTCAAAAAACCAGACCTGGCAGATAGAGAAAGCATCTCTTATTGAAGTGAAAACATGTCTGTGGCCCAAGACCCACACACTGTGGAGCAATGGAGTGCTGGAAAGCCAGATGCTCATTCCAAAATCATATGCGGGCCCTTTTTCACAGCACAATTACCGCCAGGGCTATGCCACGCAAACCGTGGGCCCATGGCACTTAGGCAAATTAGAGATAGACTTTGGAGAATGCCCCGGAACAACAGTCACAATTCAGGAGGATTGTGACCATAGAGGCCCATCTTTGAGGACCACCACTGCATCTGGAAAACTAGTCACGCAATGGTGCTGCCGCTCCTGCACGATGCCTCCCTTAAGGTTCTTGGGAGAAGATGGGTGCTGGTATGGGATGGAGATTAGGCCCTTGAGTGAAAAAGAAGAGAACATGGTCAAATCACAGGTGACGGCCGGACAGGGCACATCAGAAACTTTTTCTATGGGTCTGTTGTGCCTGACCTTGTTTGTGGAAGAATGCTTGAGGAGAAGAGTCACTAGGAAACACATGATATTAGTTGTGGTGATCACTCTTTGTGCTATCATCCTGGGAGGCCTCACATGGATGGACTTACTACGAGCCCTCATCATGTTGGGGGACACTATGTCTGGTAGAATAGGAGGACAGATCCACCTAGCCATCATGGCAGTGTTCAAGATGTCACCAGGATACGTGCTGGGTGTGTTTTTAAGGAAACTCACTTCAAGAGAGACAGCACTAATGGTAATAGGAATGGCCATGACAACGGTGCTTTCAATTCCACATGACCTTATGGAACTCATTGATGGAATATCACTGGGACTAATTTTGCTAAAAATAGTAACACAGTTTGACAACACCCAAGTGGGAACCTTAGCTCTTTCCTTGACTTTCATAAGATCAACAATGCCATTGGTCATGGCTTGGAGGACCATTATGGCTGTGTTGTTTGTGGTCACACTCATTCCTTTGTGCAGGACAAGCTGTCTTCAAAAACAGTCTCATTGGGTAGAAATAACAGCACTCATCCTAGGAGCCCAAGCTCTGCCAGTGTACCTAATGACTCTTATGAAAGGAGCCTCAAGAAGATCTTGGCCTCTTAACGAGGGCATAATGGCTGTGGGTTTGGTTAGTCTCTTAGGAAGCGCTCTTTTAAAGAATGATGTCCCTTTAGCTGGCCCAATGGTGGCAGGAGGCTTACTTCTGGCGGCTTACGTGATGAGTGGTAGCTCAGCAGATCTGTCACTAGAGAAGGCCGCCAACGTGCAGTGGGATGAAATGGCAGACATAACAGGCTCAAGCCCAATCGTAGAAGTGAAGCAGGATGAAGATGGCTCTTTCTCCATACGGGACGTCGAGGAAACCAATATGATAACCCTTTTGGTGAAACTGGCACTGATAACAGTGTCAGGTCTCTACCCCTTGGCAATTCCAGTCACAATGACCTTATGGTACATGTGGCAAGTGAAAACACAAAGATCAGGAGCCCTGTGGGACGTCCCCTCACCCGCTGCCACTAAAAAAGCCGCACTGTCTGAAGGAGTGTACAGGATCATGCAAAGAGGGTTATTCGGGAAAACTCAGGTTGGAGTAGGGATACACATGGAAGGTGTATTTCACACAATGTGGCATGTAACAAGAGGATCAGTGATCTGCCACGAGACTGGGAGATTGGAGCCATCTTGGGCTGACGTCAGGAATGACATGATATCATACGGTGGGGGATGGAGGCTTGGAGACAAATGGGACAAAGAAGAAGACGTTCAGGTCCTCGCCATAGAACCAGGAAAAAATCCTAAACATGTCCAAACGAAACCTGGCCTTTTCAAGACCCTAACTGGAGAAATTGGAGCAGTAACATTAGATTTCAAACCCGGAACGTCTGGTTCTCCCATCATCAACAGGAAAGGAAAAGTCATCGGACTCTATGGAAATGGAGTAGTTACCAAATCAGGTGATTACGTCAGTGCCATAACGCAAGCCGAAAGAATTGGAGAGCCAGATTATGAAGTGGATGAGGACATTTTTCGAAAGAAAAGATTAACTATAATGGACTTACACCCCGGAGCTGGAAAGACAAAAAGAATTCTTCCATCAATAGTGAGAGAAGCCTTAAAAAGGAGGCTACGAACTTTGATTTTAGCTCCCACGAGAGTGGTGGCGGCCGAGATGGAAGAGGCCCTACGTGGACTGCCAATCCGTTATCAGACCCCAGCTGTGAAATCAGAACACACAGGAAGAGAGATTGTAGACCTCATGTGTCATGCAACCTTCACAACAAGACTTTTGTCATCAACCAGGGTTCCAAATTACAACCTTATAGTGATGGATGAAGCACATTTCACCGATCCTTCTAGTGTCGCGGCTAGAGGATACATCTCGACCAGGGTGGAAATGGGAGAGGCAGCAGCCATCTTCATGACCGCAACCCCTCCCGGAGCGACAGATCCCTTTCCCCAGAGCAACAGCCCAATAGAAGACATCGAGAGGGAAATTCCGGAAAGGTCATGGAACACAGGGTTCGACTGGATAACAGACTACCAAGGGAAAACTGTGTGGTTTGTTCCCAGCATAAAAGCTGGAAATGACATTGCAAATTGTTTGAGAAAGTCGGGAAAGAAAGTTATCCAGTTGAGTAGGAAAACCTTTGATACAGAGTATCCAAAAACGAAACTCACGGACTGGGACTTTGTGGTCACTACAGACATATCTGAAATGGGGGCCAATTTTAGAGCCGGGAGAGTGATAGACCCTAGAAGATGCCTCAAGCCAGTTATCCTACCAGATGGGCCAGAGAGAGTCATTTTAGCAGGTCCTATTCCAGTGACTCCAGCAAGCGCTGCTCAGAGAAGAGGGCGAATAGGAAGGAACCCAGCACAAGAAGACGACCAATACGTTTTCTCCGGAGACCCACTAAAAAATGATGAAGATCATGCCCACTGGACAGAAGCAAAGATGCTGCTTGACAATATCTACACCCCAGAAGGGATCATTCCAACATTGTTTGGTCCGGAAAGGGAAAAAACCCAAGCCATTGATGGAGAGTTTCGCCTCAGAGGGGAACAAAGGAAGACTTTTGTGGAATTAATGAGGAGAGGAGACCTTCCGGTGTGGCTGAGCTATAAGGTAGCTTCTGCTGGCATTTCTTACGAAGATCGGGAATGGTGCTTCACAGGGGAAAGAAATAACCAAATTTTAGAAGAAAACATGGAGGTTGAAATTTGGACTAGAGAGGGAGAAAAGAAAAAGCTAAGGCCAAGATGGTTAGATGCACGTGTATACGCTGACCCCATGGCTTTGAAGGATTTCAAGGAGTTTGCCAGTGGAAGGAAGAGTATAACTCTCGACATCCTAACAGAGATTGCCAGTTTGCCAACTTACCTTTCCTCTAGGGCCAAGCTCGCCCTTGATAACATAGTCATGCTCCACACAACAGAAAGAGGAGGGAGGGCCTATCAACACGCCCTGAACGAACTTCCGGAGTCACTGGAAACACTCATGCTTGTAGCTTTACTAGGTGCTATGACAGCAGGCATCTTCCTGTTTTTCATGCAAGGGAAAGGAATAGGGAAATTGTCAATGGGTTTGATAACCATTGCGGTGGCTAGTGGCTTGCTCTGGGTAGCAGAAATTCAACCCCAGTGGATAGCGGCCTCAATCATACTAGAGTTTTTTCTCATGGTACTGTTGATACCGGAACCAGAAAAACAAAGGACCCCACAAGACAATCAATTGATCTACGTCATATTGACCATTCTCACCATCATTGGTCTAATAGCAGCCAACGAGATGGGGCTGATTGAAAAAACAAAAACGGATTTTGGGTTTTACCAGGTAAAAACAGAAACCACCATCCTCGATGTGGACTTGAGACCAGCTTCAGCATGGACGCTCTATGCAGTAGCCACCACAATTCTGACTCCCATGCTGAGACACACCATAGAAAACACGTCGGCCAACCTATCTCTAGCAGCCATTGCCAACCAGGCAGCCGTCCTAATGGGGCTTGGAAAAGGATGGCCGCTCCACAGAATGGACCTCGGTGTGCCGCTGTTAGCAATGGGATGCTATTCTCAAGTGAACCCAACAACCTTGACAGCATCCTTAGTCATGCTTTTAGTCCATTATGCAATAATAGGCCCAGGATTGCAGGCAAAAGCCACAAGAGAGGCCCAGAAAAGGACAGCTGCTGGGATCATGAAAAATCCCACAGTGGACGGGATAACAGTAATAGATCTAGAACCAATATCCTATGACCCAAAATTTGAAAAGCAATTAGGGCAGGTCATGCTACTAGTCTTGTGTGCTGGACAACTACTCTTGATGAGAACAACATGGGCTTTCTGTGAAGTCTTGACTTTGGCCACAGGACCAATCTTGACCTTGTGGGAGGGCAACCCGGGAAGGTTTTGGAACACGACCATAGCCGTATCCACCGCCAACATTTTCAGGGGAAGTTACTTGGCGGGAGCTGGACTGGCTTTTTCACTCATAAAGAATGCACAAACCCCTAGGAGGGGAACTGGGACCACAGGAGAGACACTGGGAGAGAAGTGGAAGAGACAGCTAAACTCATTAGACAGAAAAGAGTTTGAAGAGTATAAAAGAAGTGGAATACTAGAAGTGGACAGGACTGAAGCCAAGTCTGCCCTGAAAGATGGGTCTAAAATCAAGCATGCAGTATCAAGAGGGTCCAGTAAGATCAGATGGATTGTTGAGAGAGGGATGGTAAAGCCAAAAGGGAAAGTTGTAGATCTTGGCTGTGGGAGAGGAGGATGGTCTTATTACATGGCGACACTCAAGAACGTGACTGAAGTGAAAGGGTATACAAAAGGAGGTCCAGGACATGAAGAACCGATTCCCATGGCTACTTATGGTTGGAATTTGGTCAAACTCCATTCAGGGGTTGACGTGTTCTACAAACCCACAGAGCAAGTGGACACCCTGCTCTGTGATATTGGGGAGTCATCTTCTAATCCAACAATAGAGGAAGGAAGAACATTAAGAGTTTTGAAGATGGTGGAGCCATGGCTCTCTTCAAAACCTGAATTCTGCATCAAAGTCCTTAACCCCTACATGCCAACAGTCATAGAAGAGCTGGAGAAACTGCAGAGAAAACATGGTGGGAACCTTGTCAGATGCCCGCTGTCCAGGAACTCCACCCATGAGATGTATTGGGTGTCAGGAGCGTCGGGAAACATTGTGAGCTCTGTGAACACAACATCAAAGATGTTGTTGAACAGGTTCACAACAAGGCATAGGAAACCCACTTATGAGAAGGACGTAGATCTTGGGGCAGGAACGAGAAGTGTCTCCACTGAAACAGAAAAACCAGACATGACAATCATTGGGAGAAGGCTTCAGCGATTGCAAGAAGAGCACAAAGAAACCTGGCATTATGATCAGGAAAACCCATACAGAACCTGGGCGTATCATGGAAGCTATGAAGCTCCTTCGACAGGCTCTGCATCCTCCATGGTGAACGGGGTGGTAAAACTGCTAACAAAACCCTGGGATGTGATTCCAATGGTGACTCAGTTAGCCATGACAGATACAACCCCTTTTGGGCAACAAAGAGTGTTCAAAGAGAAGGTGGATACCAGAACACCACAACCAAAACCCGGTACACGAATGGTTATGACCACGACAGCCAATTGGCTGTGGGCCCTCCTTGGAAAGAAGAAAAATCCCAGACTGTGCACAAGGGAAGAGTTCATCTCAAAAGTTAGATCAAACGCAGCCATAGGCGCAGTCTTTCAGGAAGAACAGGGATGGACATCAGCCAGTGAAGCTGTGAATGACAGCCGGTTTTGGGAACTGGTTGACAAAGAAAGGGCCCTACACCAGGAAGGGAAATGTGAATCGTGTGTCTATAACATGATGGGAAAACGTGAGAAAAAGTTAGGAGAGTTTGGCAGAGCCAAGGGAAGCCGAGCAATCTGGTACATGTGGCTGGGAGCGCGGTTTCTGGAATTTGAAGCCCTGGGTTTTTTGAATGAAGATCACTGGTTTGGCAGAGAAAATTCATGGAGTGGAGTGGAAGGGGAAGGTCTGCACAGATTGGGATATATCCTGGAGGAGATAGACAAGAAGGATGGAGACCTAATGTATGCTGATGACACAGCAGGCTGGGACACAAGAATCACTGAGGATGACCTTCAAAATGAGGAACTGATCACGGAACAGATGGCTCCCCACCACAAGATCCTAGCCAAAGCCATTTTCAAACTAACCTATCAAAACAAAGTGGTGAAAGTCCTCAGACCCACACCGCGGGGAGCGGTGATGGATATCATATCCAGGAAAGACCAAAGAGGTAGTGGACAAGTTGGAACATATGGTTTGAACACATTCACCAACATGGAAGTTCAACTCATCCGCCAAATGGAAGCTGAAGGAGTCATCACACAAGATGACATGCAGAACCCAAAAGGGTTGAAAGAAAGAGTTGAGAAATGGCTGAAAGAGTGTGGTGTCGACAGGTTAAAGAGGATGGCAATCAGTGGAGACGATTGCGTGGTGAAGCCCCTAGATGAGAGGTTTGGCACTTCCCTCCTCTTCTTGAACGACATGGGAAAGGTGAGGAAAGACATTCCGCAGTGGGAACCATCTAAGGGATGGAAAAACTGGCAAGAGGTTCCTTTTTGCTCCCACCACTTTCACAAGATCTTTATGAAGGATGGCCGCTCACTAGTTGTTCCATGTAGAAACCAGGATGAACTGATAGGGAGAGCCAGAATCTCGCAGGGAGCTGGATGGAGCTTAAGAGAAACAGCCTGCCTGGGCAAAGCTTACGCCCAGATGTGGTCGCTTATGTACTTCCACAGAAGGGATCTGCGTTTAGCCTCCATGGCCATATGCTCAGCAGTTCCAACGGAATGGTTTCCAACAAGCAGAACAACATGGTCAATCCACGCTCATCACCAGTGGATGACCACTGAAGATATGCTCAAAGTGTGGAACAGAGTGTGGATAGAAGACAACCCTAATATGACTGACAAGACTCCAGTCCATTCGTGGGAAGATATACCTTACCTAGGGAAAAGAGAGGATTTGTGGTGTGGATCCCTGATTGGACTTTCTTCCAGAGCCACCTGGGCGAAGAACATTCATACGGCCATAACCCAGGTCAGGAACCTGATCGGAAAAGAGGAATACGTGGATTACATGCCAGTAATGAAAAGATACAGTGCTCCTTCAGAGAGTGAAGGAGTTCTGTAATTACCAACAACAAACACCAAAGGCTATTGAAGTCAGGCCACTTGTGCCACGGTTTGAGCAAACCGTGCTGCCTGTAGCTCCGCCAATAATGGGAGGCGTAATAATCCCCAGGGAGGCCATGCGCCACGGAAGCTGTACGCGTGGCATATTGGACTAGCGGTTAGAGGAGACCCCTCCCATCACTGATAAAACGCAGCAAAAGGGGGCCCGAAGCCAGGAGGAAGCTGTACTCCTGGTGGAAGGACTAGAGGTTAGAGGAGACCCCCCCAACACAAAAACAGCATATTGACGCTGGGAAAGACCAGAGATCCTGCTGTCTCTGCAACATCAATCCAGGCACAGAGCGCCGCAAGATGGATTGGTGTTGTTGATCCAACAGGTTCT